ATCAGTTCCATAAGGTCAGTAACTTCGGCTTTCCAGAGCTTCTTTATTACAACATTTCCTTTGTCAACCGTAGGAGCAAGAACAGGGGCGATGATATTCTGCGCTTTCGTTTCATATTTCTCTGCCTTTGATTCATTCCCGGACTGACGCGCTGCCTCTGCTTTTGCAATAGCTTCCTGACGCTTCTTTTCTGCCTCTGCCTGGAGTTTTCTTTCTTGCTCAATCCTGATCTGTTCTTGTTCATTGATAAAAGAAAGCATTTTCTGTTTAACAATCACCTCGGCTTTAACCAACGGCTCAAGATGTATGGTTTCTTGATTCTTGGCTTCTTTATGCGCGGCATACGCCTTTGTGATGATCGGGCTGAATGTATCTTTAACTTTCTTCTGTAAATCCTTAACCATCTTTAAGAATGAATCTGCGGCGTTATACTGTTCTTGTGTTTTGACTGCCAAACCCTGCGCCTGTGTATCAACCTCAACCGCGGTCTTTTCTAATACTGCGATTTCGTTTTCCATAGTTATCCTCTCTTTATTAGGTTATGTTTCACTCTCCATAAATAATTATTCACCGCTGACTGGAATTGAGTTATATCCGACGTGTCTTTATAAAACGTAGGCTTATACTTTCCATCTCCAGTCAGCAATACTGAAACTCTTTGCTTTATCTTCATCTTGGAATTGCGCCACTCGTTTTCTATTAACTCGTACCCTGCCAACTGTATAGCAGTTGCCGGAATAATGCTCGTTGATGATTTCCAGTCAATAACGGCCATTTTATCCATTAACCCTATACAGTCGGGAGTACCACATATTTTCCATAGTTTCGAGTAAACTGATTGCTCAATCTTGATAGGAATAAAATGGTAATCATTACAGAATTTTATTGCTCCATCAAGGTACGGTCTTAACGCAGGGTCAAGCGTTGATTCATCAAGGTTGCCTCGTAGGTATAGCTTAATTGTTGTATGAGCATTTGTTCCAAAGGCACATGATACTTTTAATACTTCATCATTCACCTTAGAATAATCACTCAACCCTTGCGCTTCTAATACATCAGTAACCGAATATAATTTTACACCGTTAAGCATATAACTATGGTAGGTTTCTGAATAATAGAAATTATCCACTTCTTGCCCCCTGTGCGGATAACTTCTTGATAAGATCGCTTGCTTGTTGCATTGTTAACTCGTCAATTGTGCCAACTCCGATTTCAACATATATATCGTTCTGTTCAAACTCTCCTATTTGAAGATGAGCAAATATCTTCTGAATTGCGTTCTTTTGAGCAGGACTTATCATCCTGAGTTCTCCGGTAGATTGAACAGGTTTCTCTTGAGGTGCTTGCGTTGTGGGTTTTGATGATTGAACAGCCACAGGAGCTACAACATCAGGCGTCATATCCTCTATGTCCTGGGTAAAGATGTCAGAGGCCGCCGTTGCCGATAGAATACCATCAACATACGCCCTCTTTTTAGCCATCTTCAAAACGGTATTGTAAGTATCGGCAATGTCAGTATTCTCCATCTTCTCGCCAAACTCTACGATCTCCCATTTACCATCTATCTTAGCAACTCCAAACCCACGACCTCCGATTAAGGCAAGGGCTTCGTCCATCTTACCCTCTTTTTTGAGATTCCAATATTCCATAGGTACTGCTTGACCTGTAGGTTTCTTTTCTCCACCGCGATAACGATATTTGCTTTCCATCGTAGAACATGACCCTACGCCTGTTGCCAATTCAACCCCTGCCATGTTCATAATATGGCAATAAACACGGATTTCTCTATGTCCATTTCCCATATCAAGGATGTTCATATCACGGTCATTATCAATCACGGGACGTAGTCTGAACGTCATGGATGATTTCTCTGCTCCTGGTTTAAGAAGTGTTGGCTTATCGCCACAACCG